CCATGAGTTTGCCAGCATCATCGGCATTACCACCATTTGTTGATAAAGCTTGCGACATACGCAATACAGATTGAACGGACATTTCATTAGCTTTAGCGACATCATTTATTTTGTCGGCAAAGTTAATTGCTTCGCGAGCGGAAGCAGTAAAAGCTATTGCAACTGCGCCTAATGATAATTTTGCGCCTGCACTAAAACCTTCTACTTTGTCTTTAGCCTTACCTAGATTGGCATTAAACTCGCCTGCATCAAGCCCAAGTAAAACCGCTAACCTTGAAATAATTGCCATTGTTATTTACCTTGAAATCTGTCCATTTTAAAGTCAGGTGCTTGCGACATAAATGTTAGTAAGGATTCGCTAGGATCAGCTTTTTCTATACCATAAAAATATTCATAAGCACTACCTAAAACGCTTTTAAGAGTATAAGGTTGGCTATTGCCTGCTCTTAAATAATTAAAAACTCCAGCAACTAAAGTTCCTTGCATATTTAATAAGCTTCTATTTCCAACTAACCCATCCGCATACATGACTGTTATTTCATTCATGGTTGCTTCATCAAGCGCATCTATATCTTGTATTGTATGCCCGTTAAAAACCATAGACGCGCGAACTTGGGTTCTTAACGAGCCTACTACTTTGACTTTATGTCTTTATAGTCAGGGCTAATAACCTCGTTAATTTTTTCCACTAAAGTCATTTGAACTGTTAATGGAAATTCAGTTTCTACATCTTCATAAGTTATATCTTCTAATGATCCTGTTTCAGGTATTAGAAATTTAATATATTGAACTATTCTGTGTTGCAATATATGTTTATTTTTAGCAGTTTCTCTAATTGATCTGCCATCAATAATAAAGTCATTATCTTTAACTTCCACACCTTCTTGATCTTTAAGATTCTCAAAGGCTTTTATCATTAACTGATATTCTGTTTCAATCTTTTCTTCGTTAGGGTTTTTAAAGTAATTATAAATAGCTTCAATTTCTTGAACGCTTGGAATTCTCACTTTAAATGTATGATCGCCTAATTCAAACGACCTAGTTAATACTGATAATCTATTTTCCTCGTATTTTTTACCGAGTGCTGATCCTAATTTACTCATCTTTTATTTTCCTTATTTTGTTAAATTTTTAGCTTTATATGCATCCATTTTTTGTTTAATTATAAAACCTAACCTTGTTGCAACCGCTTGAGCTTGTGATTCTAAAGATACGCGCAAATATGGTTTAGCTGACATATTAGCCGTTCCAAATTCATTAGCTATTGCTCTAGCGTCAAACATAACGCCTGCTTCAGTATAAAATTTCCTTCTAGCTTTTTTATATTCACTACCTTTTAAATTTCCATACTTTGCATTAAGTTGTTGCTTTAATTTTTTAGGAATTGGTCGAGATGAAACAAGAGATATAACAGAATCTTTTGGTGTTACATATCTTGACTTCATATCTTTTCTAGTAGGTCGCCTTGCGGTGATATATAAAGAGCGATCCAATGCACCTGTGTCTTTAGGTGACAATGTTTTAGCCATAGCCAATACAGGTTTCATGGCTTCTCTAACTGCTGGTATTAATATTTTACTTTTTGAATCTTTGTCGCCAAATTCCTCTTGAAATAATGTAAGTGCAGCAAGAGTTTCTTTTAGCCCATTAACCGCAAATTTGACACTCATTAATCTGCCTTAATTATTTTATGGTAAACCGCATTATTAAGCTTAATAGCATAATCGACACATTCTTCAGGCGACAATTTATCTGCATGATTTTTAGCTATCTCATGCGCTAGATTAATACCTGTAAGGCGTTGTTGGGCAAACCCAAACCAGTTCTTTTGACCTGAACCAGCTTGGGATACCAAATAACTTAATAAGTCGTCACTATTCTTGATTGTAGTCGTCATTTTGTTTTACCTTTTCTTTTTTTGTATTTTCATAAGGATTAACTTTAGCTAATGCTTGTAATGCAACATATTCAGCACTATCAGGATTAACTTTTGCTAAAGCATCAGCAACTTCTTTTGCATCAACAGGCAAACCTAAAGCTACTGCATCAAGGCTTTGATAGGTGCTTGTTAATAATTCAATAGCTTCAGATAATTTCATATTCAATCCTTATTAAGCGTTGTTTGACCAGCCGTATTGATTGCCGCGCGGATGAATTGTAAATGTGCATTTAGCTTCAGCAGTTGGATTAGGATCAACTGTGAATTGACCTACTCGGCCATTAAAAGCGTAATTAACAATGTTTGTGCCATCAGTTGCAGAAATAATAAATGTTCTGTCAATTGTGCCGTTGTAAGCATCGCCACGCATTAATAAAAGGTTTGCATCACTTGGATTCCAAGCGGCAGTAATTGTCATTGATGTTGGAGCGGCTTGTGTAGGAATCTTGTCAGATTGACGAGATCCTGCTACATTAAAGTTAGCCATTGCATCATCTTGACCAAACGCTGGAATAGCTTCTACAGGCAATAAATTTGCTGAAACTGCTAAAGCTGAAACGCTTGCATATACAGAAAGGTTTGCTACTGTTAAAGGTGTTGGTGTTGCTGAAGCTTGGCAATAAAGACTTGCGCTAAAACCCGGTAAAACTTTATTTGGAAGTGCCATAATTTATTTCCTCACATTAAAAAATTAAAAAGTTCTTATGTTGGTATGTATAAGGTGCAATCCATAAATATATTATGAAGCCCAATCTCATTGTCGTATCCATGATATAACCACACTACATCTGCCTTTGAAACATTAAAACTATGACCACCGCCACCAAAAGTTCCATTATAGCCATGTAGTGATTGCAAAATATCGTTAGCAGTATCAAAACCATCTGCCATATCTTGCGTAAATACACTAATCTGAAAAACAGGGGTATCTATACCTTTAATACTTTGAACATTACCAGTATAAACTGGTTGATGCACATCTCTTAATTGCCAAGTAATAAATTTAGGTTGCGTTGCATAATTTCTATTAAAATTTGCATATACAGGTATAGGCGTAACTATACTAGATAACTGTGCCTGTATCGCCTGTGCATATTCTCTAACATCTTGTTGAGTTGCCATCTATACATCTACACTTGGTTTATTAAAGTAACATATTAAAGTAATACTCATTCTATCATTAGATATACTAGAATCAGCTATTCGCCAATCAACATTTTGATAAGTTATGGAATATAAATTATCGTTATCTACTACATCTCTAGTATATGGTGTGTAATTAAATTTCATTTGCACCAAATCACTATATATTCTAAATTTTTCTGAAGAAGCTACATTGGCTCTTACTTCAGATATTAATGGTCTGCTTGTAAATTTAAGAGTTTTAGTTGTTTGTGTTTCACCATAACTGCTTGTGGTAAAAGACAAATCATTAACTGATACTGTTTCAAATTTTGTTATGGCCATTTACATTACCAATGGTTTATAAGGTCTTAATAAACAATCCACTCCATAAGGAATCTTTTGCAAACCATCCGTTACTGATTCTGATCTATTGTTATAAAGATGGGTAAATAATAATAAGCCAGCTTGCTTAATTACAGGATAAGCCTGTGTAAAGTTTGCATTTTGTGTATATTCAACAATTACAGGACTTGTTCTGTAAGTGCTTACATCCGATGGAATGCCGCTATTTAATACAACTTTATTTCCTGTCGAATCATAATAATAATTACTTGAAGCAATTGTTGTTAGAACGCTTGGCGTGCTTCCATTGTAATAAGCAACTTTTGTAATGCTTAAATTACCACTATTAAACTTATCAACATAACTTGTAACTGGCAAATCTAAATAAACAGGCGTTGAAAAATTAGCTGATAAGCCATAATAAACCCTATATGATGTAGGGAAAATTGACATACCAAGATAATCTTCAATATGCATGCGAACTGCTAATTCTAAACTTTCTAAATACGCATCTTGCGATTCATCAGTTCCTAAATTTAACTGTTGCGCTATCTCGTCAGTTGTTAGCCAGTTTGTAGTTAAGTCGCGACTAATCTGTTCAAACTTATCATAGTTGAACGGATTGCGAGTAGTTCCATACGGCACTTGCCCAAGCGTGTCGCTCATTATTAAACCCCTACTAAAAATACGCCTGCAAAAGGATTTCTAACAGTTGATGCTAATCGTTTCTCTGCAAATAAAGTTATAAAGCCAGGTGCAGTTTGATCAAAGCGTTTAATATTCATTTCCTCTGCATCAGCAATAGTTAGGAATTGATCCCAATTTGCTAACACGCCTGAAATCTTACCTGCGGCTGGAGCATCTAAATATGGATTAACAATAACAGGGAATCCAAATAAATAAACTAATGATCCGCCATCTTCCGTTCCTGTTTCTACAAACATTGGAGCGCCACCTGTTGATCCTTTTAATTTTCTTAATTGAGAAATTAAAGAAGGATGTAAGTGCCATGCAGTTGTAGGTAATGCCCAATATTGACCAGGCAATAAATTAGCCGCATTAACAATGTCGTCATAAGTAAT